GTAGAACCGTAAGTGCAATCTCGGTAGGCATTCCTGGGAGAATGCAAGCATGCCTACCGAGATTGCATTTCCGTTTCGCCTAGCGTCCGACGGGACTATCGCCGTCGAGACGAATCCGGACAGGCAGATCGCCCAGCATGTGAATGCTCTCATCGGCACGCAGCCGGGGGAGCGGGTCATGCTCCCGGATTACGGGGTTCCCGTGGCTGATCTGCTGTTCGACCCTGACGCGACCTTTGTCGCTCAGGAGATCAGCCGTGCCGTAACCACGGCATTCAATACGTATGAGCCCGGCGTAGTGCTCCAGAAGGCGACCCCTATCCCGGACGCCTCGCAGATGTCCCTCGCGCGTATCGAGGTCGACTACATGCGCCGCGAGGCCGGGTCGTCCCCTTCCAGCCTGTCGCTCCAGACCAACACCGCCGTGGTCCGCGTGGGTGGCACCGTAAGCGAGGTCATCAGTGGCTAACCCAGACGTCCCGGCGATCGACTACACCAGCAGGGATTACGAGGGCTTCAAGACCTCCCTGCTGGACTACGCCTCGCGTGCCTTCCCCCAGTGGGTGCCCTCCTCCGAGGGCGACTTCGGCGTGCTCCTGGTCGAGCTGTTCGCCTACCTCGGCGACAGTCTCAGTTACTACGGCGACCGGCTCCAGCAGGAGTCCTTCCTGCCCACCGCGACGCAGCGGCTGTCCCTGCTCCAGATATCCGACCTGCTCGGGTACAGCCCCTCCAACGGCGTCCCGGCCACCGGCACCGTCACCTTCCAGACGTCCAACCCGGGCCCGGCCGTCACCGTGCCTGCGGGCACCCAGGTCGTCACCGACTATGTCGAGTCCATCGACTCGCCGATCACGTACGAGACCGACACCGACATCACCGTGCCCGTCAACGGAGGCACCGCGACTGTCTCGGTCACCCAGGGAGTCACCCGCACCCAGGTGAATGTCGGCACCAGCTCGGGCCTGCCTGTGCAGGAGTTCCGGCTGCCCGACGTACCCGTCATCGGCGGCACGGTGCGCGTGTACGTGGACGACGTCGACACCCTCACCGAGTGGACGTACATCAACTACCTGGTGGACGCCGACCCGTCCGACAGGGTGTTCACGACGTTCCTGGACGACTCCGGCGCGACCTGGATCCGCTTCGGCGACAACATCAACGGAGCCATCCCCACCAACCAGTTGACCATCTACGCGACCTACCGCGTGGGCGGCGGGTCGGTCGGCAACGTGAACGCGGGCGTGGTCAACGCCATCGCCGCCTCGGACCTGCCCGGAGTCACCATCTCCCAGGACTCCGACGGCAGCGCTATCTCCTCGGCCATGACCGGCGGAGCAGACCCCGAGACCAATGACCAGATCCGGGCCAACGCCCCACGCATCTTCCGCACCCAGGACAGGTGCGTGACCCTCGCCGACTTCTCCGACCTGGCGCTGACCATCCCCGGCATCGTCCGTGCCAACGCAGTCGCCTCGACCTACACGAGCATCAGCGTGTTCGCCATCGGCTCCGACGGAGGCACCCCGAGCACGACCACGCTCCAGAACGTGCAATCCACCCTCCAGGCCAAGGCCCTGGCGGGAACCACGGTTACCGTCTCCGGCCCGACCACGGTCGGCGTGAACGTAGGTACTTCCTCCAGCCCGATCGTCGTCGAGTGCTGGCCCCGGTACTCCCGGGCCTCCGTGCTCTACGACGTGCAGCAGGCCCTGAAGAACATGCTGTCGTTCGCCAACGTCGACTTCGGTATGCGCCTGACCCTCTCCGACTTCTACAAGGCCATCCTCGCGGTGGACGGCGTGCGCTACGTCGACATCCCCATGATCGCCCGCGCGGACGCCGCGCAGACCGGTACCGCCGACGTTGTCTTCCGTGCGTGGGAGATCCCGAAGGTCGGCAACATCTCCAACATCACCATGACCGGAGGGATCGGCTAATGGCCGCCGTCTACCCGAAGCAGTACAAGTCCTTCACCGTGCACAAGAACCTGGTGGAGGACATCGACGCGTCGCACGTCAACAACCTCCAGGACGAGGTGCTGGCCCTTCAGCAGACCCTGGGCATCATGCCGCACCAGGACACCGGGCTGAAGATGAAGACCAACACCTACTCCTCCGTGGCGTCCCGGCTCGACGCCATACAGCGTGGCCACGGGATACCCGCGTGCTACGTGTCCAAGACGTCCGACAGCGTCAAGGGCTCCGCGACCAAGACGATCTCCTTCAGCAGGCCGACCACGGCACAGGACCCCGAGGCACTGTTCAACGGGCACTCGATCACCGCCAACCGGACCGGCTGGTGGATCGTCTTCGGCCGTGTCAAGTGGGCCAACGCCACCGGCTCCCTCGCGACGGGCGCCGACCGGCAGATCTCCCTTGCGGTCGGTGGCTCCCAGGTGATGACGCAGGACCTGCCGCCGATCTCCGACGGCAACTCCCACATGCACATCGGCTGGCAGGGGTGGGTCACCGCAGGCAAGGCCATCGACCTCCAGGTCTACCACCCTCTGTCCACCAAGACCCTGCAACTTCAGGACATGCACCTGAGCGCGGTCATGATCCGGGAGGCGTGAGGTGGGAACGTACGGCGTCTCCATCTACGGGCTGTCGAAGTACGGGACGGACATCCATCCCGACTTCGACGTCAGCCCGTTCACAGCCACGCCCGTGGACTACTCCACCGTGCTGCTCGACTGGAAGTCCCCGGCCGGTACGTGGGACCGCCTGCGGCTGATCCGCAACCGGTACGGCTGGGCGGTCAACGAGAACGACGGCGAGATCCTGCTCGACCAGGGCCACGCCGCTACCCAGTTCTCCGACAAGGGCGTGGTCGGCGGCCACTGGCTGTACTACACGATCTTCATCTCCGCGTCCGGCCAGTGGTCCCGGGCAGGCACTGTCTCCTGCCTGATGCCGAAGAACAACGGCTACACCGAGCTGCTGTACAGCCTGGTCCCCGACCACTACAAGGTCGACGTCCAGCCGGGCAACAACGTCACCGACGACTCCAACACGCTCAACCCGTACCTGAACCCGTTCCTGTCGATCTTCGGGTTCGGGTTCGACATGGTGAAGAGCTACTACGACTCCAACCGGTACACCAACGACGCGATGCACACCCGGTTCGACAACATCGCCCAGTTGGCCAACCAGTTCGGCATCCAGTACGAGGCGTCGGCGCCTGCCTACCTCTTCCGGCAGCGCGTGCGCGACGCGGCCACCCTCGGCCGACAGAAGGGCACCCTGGAGCAGATCCGCTCGATCATCTCCGAGACCACCGGCTACGACGCCGACCTGAGCATCGGCGACAACCTCATGCTCTCCGACGACCAGGCCGACTTCGACCACCCGACGTTCCCCCAGTGGGACTCGGGTGTGAACTACGCCTCCGGGGAGAAGGTGGAGTTCGGCTCGTACCTGTACCAGGCGGGCTCCTCCGGCGCGTACGGACAGGCCCAGGCACCCACCGGCACCAACGCCTCCAACGCGTACTGGACCGTCGTCTCGTACGGCACTGACTCCACCCTGGTCGACGCCAACGGACACGTCGCGGGCTGGGAGGAGATCTCTTTCACCGCAGGCGTCACCCCGGGCACCAACGGCGTCCTGGTGGGCATCGGTGTGCAGAACCCGACCAACCCCGACGACAAGGCGGGCAACGCGCTGTGGGTGCGCAACACCAACTCCGGCGGCTCGGTCGCCACGATGGGCGTGCGCTCCGTCGGCCGCCTGGCCGGACAGTCGACGATGGACCCGCAGCAGCCGGTCCTGTTCGGCATCCCCGTGCCCTACACGTGGCAGGCGTGGGACAACAACGCCGAGTACGTGCCAGGCGACATGGTCATCTACCACGGCCGCGTCTACCAGGCACTCACCGCGTCCCTGAACGTCACCCCGCCGGACACCGCGACGGCGAACGCGCAGTGGACTCCGCTGGGCTACGACGACCGCGTGCAGATGTGCCTGTCCGGCTACGCGCAGGCGTACTCCGGCGAGCAGGTCCACGTGTACCCGTTCGTCGAGTACTACGACAGCCACGGCTCCCTGATCACCGCGCTGTACTCGGACGCAGTCCCGGCCTACCAGGTACTGGACTCCTTCTCCCAGGGCTGGAGCGGCTGGACCACCCGCACCAGCGACCTGGGCGGCGCCTCCTGGACCGAGACGCTGGGCCAGTGGACTTCCGGCGGCTACGCGGGAGGCGCGGCCTACCCGGTCGGCGCTACCGCGTCCATCGCAACCATCACCGGCCACGCCGATGGCACCGTGGCGGGCACCTTCCTGACCAACCCCGGCAACACCCTCAAGCAGGGCGTCGTCTTCCGTCTCCAGGACTCCAGCAACTACTGGCGGGCCGGAAGGACAGCCCTGCACCTGATCCAGTCGGGCGCGGTCACCGGGACGTTCAACTACTCGACCTCCTTCTCGGACGGTGACCGGATCACGGCCGCCTTCTCCGGCAGCAACATCACGATCTATCGGAACGGAACCCAGGTGCTCACCATCACCAACTCGGCGCTCAGCACCGCCACCAAGGTCGGAATGGCGGTGACCTGATGACGACGCACAACGTCACCTTCATCAACGACGACGACTGGTCACCGACCGTCGCCTTCTCCGGCAGCATCGTCGGCCGCCGGTTCAAGGTGTTCGGCCCGGAGATCAGCGGACAGGTCACCCTCGACGGCACGCTGGCTATCAAGATCCCGCGACCGCAGCCGCTCGCGCCCGAGGCCGGACAGATCTCCTTCCAGGGTCACCTCTCGGCCGGAGTGAAGGCACCCGCCGCAGCGTTCAAGGACTTCTCCCACTACCCGTACGCGGGAGTCGACCCGGCCATGGCGTGGATCGGCATCAACTCCGGCACCCTCATGTCGGCCGCCGCTGGCTCCTACAACCGCGCGTACACCGCGTTCACCGGGCCGGTGGACTACCCGGTCTCCGGTGGTGGCTACGCCTGGAAGCGGGCCGCGTACGCCAGCGTGGGCTTCAAGTTCGCGAGCATGTCGGTGAACAAGCACCAGATCCTCGACGCCGTCCAGTTCGAGGCACTGCCGGTGGGCTCGACCGGCCCGAGTGCGTACCAGAACGCCCGTGAGATCCAGGCCATCATCAAGCCGACCCGGCTCAACTACGCCTCGAACCCCAACTTCGAGAGCGCGTTGACCGGCTACGGTCCGACCGGCCAGGCCACCCACGCGCTGGACTCCTACTGCTGGCAGGGCACCCAGGCCCTCAAGGTCACCGTGCCGACCACGGCCACGGCCGACAGCGGTCTGTCCTTCCAGGTCTCCGGCCTGATCCCGGGGCGCACGTACACCATGAGCGCACGTGTGGCCATCGCCCAGGGATGCGGCGACATCACCCCCTGGTCCGGAACAGGCTCGGTGCAGACGGACGCGGTGAAGTGGACGAAGGCGGCCAACCGAACGGACCCGGCCAAGAAGCGCTGGCGCACCCTGTACGTCACCTTCACGACCTCGGCGTCCTCGCTGTACGTGGGCATGAACGTGCTCAAGTCCACCATGACCCCGGGCACGGCCAGCATCTTCTGGGTCGACGGCGTCCTGGTCGAGGAGGGCGCTGCCGTCCGCGCCTACTTCGACGGCTCGATGGGCTCGGACTACCTGTGGGAGCAGGGCGGCAGCCCCAACCTGGCCCGCTCGTACTTCTACGAGAACTACGTCGAGCGCAGTTACCTCATCCGCACGCTGCTCGAAGAGAATGTTCCTCTGGGAATCACTTCTGCCGTGCCCCAATATGCCGTACTGCCCACCCAGTAATCGCTAACCCGTAAGGAACCCAATGATCACGAACTACGCCGACGCGGCCTCCCTGGCCGTCGGCCTGGTCCTGCCCGCCATCGTGGCGGTGTTCACCAAGCCGTCGACCAACGCCACCGTCAAGGGCTTCGC